CTCTCGCACTGTGGCCTCAATACGAGACCACACGCCTTCGGAGATCTCGGAATGGTACTTAGCTGATCCTGCCAGCTCATTCGACTTCCAAACCCCCTCGAGCCCCAAAAGGCCCTTGAGAGCTTGGAGATCAGAAATCTGGCCGGACATCAATACGCGCACAGCGCGGCATAAGCCACGAGGCGCATTATTGACGGCAAGCACCACGTCGGGGGCGGGAAACCCGCCACCGCCGAGAGACCTGGGGACGAAGGGGGGCACCTGATACTGACGCATCTGCTGCACTATCTTACGATGGTGCCAGGCGGCCAGTTCAGCACAGCGGAGTCTCAACAACCCGCTGACTGAATCGGCCACCTGGGATGCGGCAGGCCCGGCAGAATACCAAGGCGGTTCATCGCAAGACCCAACCGCGGTTAGCCCCTTTACAGAGGCTACTCGCAGCACGACCTTGCGACGAACGTCGACAGCGGCCTCCGTAAAGAGACCTTTGTCGAGGGAGGAATAATCCTTCCCAGCACTTAGCATCCCGCCGGTCTCCTCGAGCTCAACATTATACCGGTCACTGGCCGCTCGGGAACAAACTCCCAAGAGGTCGTCACCGCATATGATGCAGAGATCGAGGGGATCAACTGCCCCTCCTTGTGCAATTGGACTCAATGGCAGGCCGTTCGCGCGACTCCACAACCATCCGTTGTAGAGGCACAAGAACGACCAGCTCGTCGGCAACCCCATTAGTATGCCTCGTGACGTCCGTACGACGTTACCCGAAGCACACGTCATGGTATATTGCCCGACGGACGCGCGGAGCAAGAGATACGGCCAGCTATTCCGATTTAACTCGAAATGGTCAGCTATACCTTCTGCACCCGCGCGCATCAAGTCCAATGAGAAGCGATCTGTCGCTTCGGACATGTCAACGGACCTGACAAGGGCCCGCTGCCAGTCGATCTCAGGGAGAGTCGACATCCAATCCTCCAAGGCCACAATGTGGTCCTCTCGAAGGGTTAGAGCCGTCGGCCCCCAAGACCGGAGTCCCGAGAGAAGGACCTGTCGCCACATCTGCGACAGATACACGAATGACGCCTCTATCGAGGTCACCACCCGTGCCTTCCCTCCCCTCTGACTCACCGCCGCCTGTTTGCATTGCGGCAAACGCTCACCCGAAAGGATGGGCTTTACCGCACGCAAGCAGGCGTCTCTGAGAAAGAGGGACTCCCGAAGTTCTTCCCACTGCATCAGATCTACACCGTGGTCTTCGCACCACGTCTTGTCGTATAAATACTCAAGCTCCTCGCGGGTTGCAACACCCCCGTGAAGCTCGAGATTTTCCGACGAGAGATCTGACCAGCGGGGAGGTCCGAAGTCAGAGACTTCGAACCACAGACCGTTGTCTTTTCCAGCGACCTCGTCCAGCCTGTACCAGTCAGCAAGCGACTTGAGCACTCCGAAGGCCCCCCCGCGGGACCTAGGGTTCTCAAAGCTCGCCGACGTCGACAGGTTGCCACTGACCTCGCAGTGAGTCGGGAGGTGGAAACTACACCACCCCTTGACCCACTCTCGGAAGTCGCTGCAGCGCCCAGCATCAACTGGGAACTGGCTTGTCAAAG